CCTGCTAGACCTCAACTACACGCTGGTGGCGAACTCGCCCAAGCACGGCACCACGCCCGAGCGCATGGAAAAGCGACTCGCTAACGAGCAATATCGCCAGTGGCTCGTTGAGCTTGTCCGGCCTCACACCGTCGTTCTCATCACCGCCCGCCCGGAAACCTGGATGATCAAGACGCTGGATCGCATCGAAGAACAGACCGGCTGGCGTCCGCTGGATGCGTGCTTCGCGCCCAAGGGTTGGTGGAATCCACCGGCGATCAAAGAGCATCTGCTGAAAAAGAACGTGTTTCCGATCCACGGCGAAGATGCACGCTACATCGCGATTGAGAGCAATCCCCGGACCCGTGAGATGTATGCCCGGTTCTCGATTCCGTGCTTCTGGGTGACGGAGGAAGGCACCTGCCTGACCGAGGGCACGAGGATCGTGAAGCGGCTGCCGTGTTGACATCCACCACGCGGGCATGAGTGAAGCCCAACGTGACGAGGTGATTCCACGCGGAGCATGGCAGTTCGATCAGGAAGTGACCGCCGCATTCGACGACATGCTCCAGCGGAGCATTCCCCAATACAACGCGATGCGCATGGTGACTTTCGAGGTCGGCCGGCGATTCGTGCAACCCGGCACCACGATCATCGACATGGGATGCTCCCGCGGTCAGGCACTCCTGCCGTTCGTTTCCAAGTTTGGAGCGGACAACGATTACATCGGCCTGGAAATCAGCGAGCCGATGATCGACGCGGCACGGCAGAACTTCTCGTATCACCCTCACGGCAATCGCGTCACTGTCGCCCGTGCCGACCTGCGCCACGAGTTCCCTGGTGTGACATCCAGCCTCGTGCTCTCGGTGCTCACCCTGCAATTCACCCCCATCGAATACCGCCAGCAGATCGTGCGGCGAGTCTTCGAGTCGCTGGCCCCCGGCGGCGCGTTCATCCTCGTGGAAAAGGTTCTTGGTGCCACCGCCAAGCTCGATGAGGCGTTCGTGAACCTGTTCCTCAACATCAAGCGCGAGAACGGATACAGCGACGAGCAGATCGACCGCAAACGGATGTCACTCGAAGGTGTTCTGGTCCCGGTCACCGCCCGCTGGAACGAAGAACTGCTGCATCAGGAAGGCTTCACGTCCGTCGATTGCTTTTGGCGGCACCTGAACTTCGCCGGATGGGTGGCGGTAAAGCCATGAGCAAGCCACGCACCCATGATGATGGGCGACCGTCGCTCGATCCGGAAGTCGCCGGGAAGATCCTCGATGCCGACTTCCAAAACATCGTGAAGAAGGTCGCGGCGGGCAAACCGCTCACCGTCGCGGAACGTGCCCGCATCGAGTCACGGGCAGCGGGCAGTTCTGAAACGCTCGCCTATGCCAACACACTGGTTGAACTGGCCGCCGCACTTGGGGTCTCCCGCCGTACGCTTTCCACCTGGCAGAAGATGGAAGGCGCACCCAAGGCCCTTTCTAACGGACTCTGGCCGGTGGCGGACTGGCGTGAATTCGTCCGTATCCGTGGACTGAACGCCGGACGCGTGCCTGTCGGTAATGAGGAAGCGCTCAAGGCCCGCAAACTTCTGGCCGAGGTGGAGGAAAGGGAACTGCGCATCGCGGTGAAGAAGGGCGAATACGTCGCGCTCACCAAAGTCCGCGAGGAGTGGATCGGATTGGTTGCCCAAGCGACAGCCATCCTACGCGCCAAGTTCGAGAACGAGTTGCCGCCCGTGCTTTCCGGTCTCGACGCCACCGGCATCCAGCGGGAATGCCGTCGTGCGATTGATGAAGTCCTGCGCTGCCTCCACGAATCATGAACGCGCTCAAGGAAATCTGGCGCGAGGCATGGCAACCGCCTGATCGCCGCCCCGCCTGGCAATGGTGTGAGGATCACATCGAGGGCATCCCGTATTCGCCCAACCCGGGACGCTTCCGTTCTGAAAACTCGCCCTGGATCCGCGAAGTCATGGAGGCACTGGTCGATCCGCGCATTCGTTTGGTTTCGATCATCGCATCCGTCCAGTCATCCAAGACCACCGCGCCGGAACTCACGCTATGCTACATCATTTCCAACCTACCCGGGCCCGCCCTCTGGCTCGATCAAACTGACGAGGATGCCCGTGACTATTCCGAGTCGCGCCTGCAGAAGCTCTTCGACCAATGCCAGCCGGTGGCGCGTCTCATGCCCACCGGTGTTCACCGCCACAAACGCAAAAACAACGCGATCCAGTTCAACAACGGCATGACGCTCTGGATTCTCGGAGCGCACAACAAGACCAACCTGCAACGCCGTTCGATCCGTTGGTTGATCGGTGACGAGACATGGCGCTGGCCGCTCGGGCACATGGCGGAAGCGGAGGCCCGCGTCACAGCCTTCGGCTGGCTAGGCAAGTGCATCTTCATGAGCCAGGGCGGCGAGGAAGACGACGACACCCACCGCAAGTTCGAGACGACCGACCAGCGGGAATGGACCTTCGCGTGCCCAAAATGCGGTTACCGCCAACCGTTCAAGTGGGAATGCGTCGAGTGGAGCAAGTCGGCCCGCGACGAAACCGGCGAATGGGATTTCGACGAGGTCCGGCGCACGACCGCGCTGCGCTGTGAGTCGTGCAACCACTACTTCAACGACAGTGACCGCACCCGGCGGGAACTCAACGCCACCGGGCAATTCATCAAGAAAAACCCAAAGGCATCGGCGGAGAACGTTGGCTTTCACTGGAACGCGCTATGCGCGATGAGCTGGGGGCAGTTGGCTGAACTCTACCTGCGCGCCAAGGCGGCGGCACGGAAAGGTGACGTATCATTGCTACAACAGTTCTATCAGAAACGTCTTGGCCTGCCGTGGCGCGAATACGTCGAGGACTACAAGCTGGAGATCGTCAAATCCGGCTACAAGCGCGGCGAGACGTGGGAGGAAGAGGGAGCGATTGATCCGAAAACCGGACGCGTGATTGCCGCTCCACTGCCCGAGCGCACCGGCCTGATCCCGCTGCGATTCATCACGGTGGACTGCCAGATGGATCACCTGTTCGTCGTGGTCCGCTCGTGGTCGGCGGAGGGATCGAGCAGACTCATGTGGAACGAGCGCATCCTCACGTTCACTGACATCGACGTGCTCCAGGAACGCTTCGGCGTGCATTCCAGCCTCGTCTTCCTCGACGCCGGCTATGCGACTTATGACGTGTATCGCGAATGCGCCAAGCGGGGATGGGTGGCGCTGATCGGCGACCGTCGCCCGGTCTATGCTCACAAAGGGCGCGACGGCAAAACCGTCCAGCGGTTCTATTCGCCCCGGCGCAAGGTGGTGCTTTCGCATCGCCAGCACTGCCATGTCCATTACTGGAGCAACCTCAACATCAAGGACACGCTCGCCCGCCTGCGTCGCAATCAGGACCCGAGCCAAGGCCCGACGTGGGAGGTTCCCGACGACATCGACGATGACTATCTCGCCCAGATGGAAAGCGAGCAGCGCGTGAAGGAAAAGGGCCAGTGGATGTGGAAGCAGATCGGTTCGCGACCGAACCACTACCTGGACTGCGAGGCGGAACAGGCCGCCGCCGCGACCATGCTCAAGATCGTTGGCCGCGAGTCCATCGCCGCCGCACCGGTTGACACCCCGGACGGGGAGTCATGAAAACCGTCACCATCCTTCGTTTCCTCACCTTCATCGGTTCCGGCATTTCCACTCTGGCCGCCCTCGATCTCACCGGCGTTGCCAGTCTGCTTGATCCGGGCATGGCGAAATACCTACTCGCCGCCGGTCCCGCCGCACTTGCCATCAAGGAACTGGTCGTCGTGCTCGGCGATCTCTTCGACGACGGCAAGCCGAACAAATCGTTCAAGATCGGCCTGTTCTGCTTCGCGATGGCGATTCTGACCCTGCCGTTCCTGACCTCGTGCGCCACGCCGCCTCCGATCTCCGGCGAGTTCATCAGCAAGGATGGCATCGTCCGGGTCAATCCTGATGGTCGTGTCGAAATCGTGGTTGAGCCCCGCACCGCCAAGTAAGCCATGGCCAACGAAACATTCAGCGATTGGTTCGCGGACCAGAAGTTCCGCCACTTCGACTCTGGCGAGTTCACCAGCTACTTTGCCCGCGAGCGCAACGGCGTGAAGAACAGCCCGCCTCCCAAGCGGCTGTGGAAGAACATCGTGCCCACGCTCCGCATCGTGGACGAACTCCGCGAATCATTTGGCAAGCCCTGCCGCATCCTGAGTTCGTATCGCGCCCCTGCATACAACAATGCAGTCGGTGGCGCTCCACTCAGCCAGCATCTCGAATTCAAAGCCCTCGACATCACCATCGACGGCGTGAGTCCGCAACGCGTGTATGATCGGCTTCTTGAATGGCGAAAGGCAGGCAAGTTCATTGGAGGGCTCGGATTCTACCCGTCGTCCGAATTTGTCCACATCGACACCCGCGGACGCAATGCCACCTGGAGGGGCAAATGATCCATGGCCCGCGGACTCTTCATCACTGGCTTCACGATTTCCGAGGTGCTCGCCATCCAGCAGCGGGCCAAGGAATTCCTTCTCGAAGGCAAGACCCTCATGACCTGGAACGAGGCGGGCAGTTCCGCATCGAAGCAGTTCACCATGCCGGTCGATGAGGTCCTTGAAGAGTGCGGTCATGCGCTCCGCGTGCTTGATCCGGCTACCTACGGCAAGCCTCGCACCGTCGCTACGTCCCATGTTTCCGGATACCTGCCGAAATGAACCGCCTCAAGCACATCGCGCATCTGCTTTTGCCGCCGATCCTTGTGCCGAAGGCGTGGGGATCACCATACGAGTCGGCCAACTGGTCGCCGCGTCGCGGCAGCGTGCCGGGAGCATCACCCACGGACGCCCGCAACGAACTCACGCCGGGTGTCCGGGCGGAGTTGGTGCGCAAGTCGCGCTACCTCCACAAGAACAGTGGCTTCGTCCGCGAGCTTGTCGCCAACATGGCGATCTATTCCACTGGCGACGGCATCCGTGTCCAGGCACAATCGTTCGTCCCGGAATGGAACCGGAAAGCGGAGGCGTATTTCGCCATGTGGTCGCCCCGTTGCGAAGTGACGCGGCGGTTTTCGTTTGAAGAATGCCAAGCACTCGTTTGTCGGGGCATGGACATCGATGGCGAGTATTTCATCCACAAGACCCGGGATGCCCAAGGCGAACCACGCATCCAGTTGATCGAATCCCACCGCGTAGGCGACGAGTTCGGTTCACAGGAAACCATCGACGGAATCGGCCTCGATGCGTGGGGCGCACCGGTTTTCTATCGAACGCTGGAGGACAAGGGAAAACCCCGTGATCTGCCCGCCGCATCGGTGCTGCATATCCACGAACCCGAGTGGGCGGGCGGCGTGCGTTCGCACCCGACGATCCAGCACTCGATCAATCATGTGCTGGATGAAATCGAACTGCTCGCACTCGAAAAGCATGCCGTGAAGGACAACGCGGACGTTTCCCGGATTCTGAAAACGGCTCGCGGGGAGATCGACGACAACGGTGACTTCGTCGTCGGCGGAGCGGCGGCCGGCAGTGAGTCCAGTGACCCGGTGAGCCTTCAACGCATCATCGGCGGAAAACTCGTCGCACTCAAACCCGACGAATCGCTCGACAGCTTCCAATCGAACCGACCATCACCGACCTTCACCGGATTTCTGGAACACCTGCGTCGCGATTCTGCACTTGGCGTGATCCCCTTCGAATTCGCGGCCGATTCGAGCAAGGTCGGCGGTGCGGGTGTTAGGTTGATTGTTGCCAAAGCCGACCGTCGTTTCTCATTTCGCCAGATGATTCTGGAACGTCGCCTGATCCGTCCGGTGTGGGCCTACGTCATCGGCGATGCCATCGCGCGCGGACTGCTTCCGCCCGTCGATGGCTGGTGGAAGATCTGCACCGTGCCGCCGAAGCGCGTCACGGTTGATGCAGGACGCGAAGCACAACAAAACCGCGCCGATGTGGAAATGGGACTGAAGACCCTCTCGGATCATTTCAACGAACAAGGTGCCGACTTCGGTGAGGAAATCGAACGCCGCGCCAGCGACGCGAAGCTCATCCTCGACACCGCGGCCAAATATGGCGTGCCGGTGGACATGCTGTGGAAACCGAACGGCATGCCGGTATCCGTGCCCGAACCGGAAGAACCACCGCCTGGCCGTTGACACCGGATGCCGGGCGTGAACCCGGTAATCCAACATCGCGAATGGCTGATCCAACCTGAAGCTCTGCAATCCATGGCGGCTTCCCTGCGGGGACTGGTGGATCGTGGCGGCTTCCTCCAGAGGCAGGCAGCCGAGAGTCCGCTGCTCACCATTGAGAATGGCATCGGCGTGGTCGCCATCGAAGGGCCGATCTTGCGCAAGCCCGACCTCTTCGCCCGCATCTTCTTCGGTGCCACCAGTTCGGAGGACATCGGCGAGGCTTTGCGTGAGGCGCGCGAACGCGACGACATCAAGGCGGTGTTTCTTAACATCGACTCACCCGGCGGCACGGTGGCCGGCACTCCGGAACTGGCGGCGGCGGTGAAGTCGCTCAACGAGAGCAAACCCGTCTATGCGTTCTCTTCAGGCCTCATGTGTTCGGCGGCCTACTGGATCGCGAGCCAGGCCCGCGCCATCTACGCCACGCCATCTGCCCAGGTCGGATCCATCGGCGTGGTGCAGGCGGTGATCGACAACACTGCCGCGCTCGACAAGGCGGGACTCAAGGTGGAGGTCTTCTCGGTCGGCAAATACAAGGCGATGGGTGCGCCCGGCACTCCGCTCACCGACGACCAGCGCGAGTTGATCCAATCGAACCTCGCCGAAATCGCGGCCGAGTTTCATGACGCGGTTCTGTCCCGTGGGCGAGCGATTCCTGCCGAAGCGATGGAAGGCCAGACCTTCAGTGGCAAACAGGCCCAACGCCACAACCTCGCGGGAATGGTTCCCGACCGCGCCGAAGCGATGCGCCGCCTGCGCGTCTATCACTTCGCGTCGGTTGACACGGAATCACGGTCGATGAAAAGCATCGAAGACGAACTCGCCGAAGCCCGCACTCAGGTCTTGAACCTCCAGCGGGACCACCAAGCCCAGACCGAACTGCTCAATGAGGCATCGACCAATGTCGATTCGCTGCGTGGCGAAGTGGAGCTGCTTGCCGCCGAAATCGACACGCTCAAGGCCGAGCGCGACGAGGCGAAGACCCAAGCCTCCAATCTCATCACCGAGCGCGATGCCGCGAAGGCGCAAGTCACCTCGATGCAATCCCGCATCACCGAACTGGAGGCATCGCAATCCGACTTTGATCGCAAGCTGCAACTCGAAGTTGCCCGCGTCGTCGCCTCTACAGACACCACGATGCCCGCCCAAGTCACCCCTGCCGGGGACGCTTCGCAAGCCGCCGATCTCCACGCGCGCTTCGCCGCCATCACCGATCCCGCCGAGCAGACCGCCTTCTGGCGCAAGCTCACCCCGGAACAACAAGCCCTCATCCTCAAACACCAAGCCTGATAACCCGCCATGTCCAACACCCTCACCAACGTCAAAGACATCAAGGTGGCGCAACGCGCGCTGCAACCCTTCATGTCGAACCTTCTTCCGGTCACGGCGTTCTCGACTGACTTCAGTCCGCAGCCCGCCGACAAGCTCGACACCGTGCGCGTTCCGCTGGTTGGCGCGCCCAGTGAGTCGAGCGACTTCGCTGGCGACTATTCGGCCAATGCCGACTCCACGGTCACCGTGGTCCCGGTCACATTGAACCGCCACAAATACAAGACCGTCCACGTCACCGCCAAGGAATCCGCCGAGACTGCGCTGAGCGTCCTCGAAACCCTGGTGGAAGCCGCCGCCCAGCAACTCGCTCAGGACGTGCTGGTGGACATCTTCAGTTGCATCACCGCCGCCAACTTCGGCGCACCGGGCATCGCCGCTCTCGCCGCCACCGCCTTCGATTACAAGAAGGTGCTCAGCCTGCGCGAAGCTTGCGGCAATGCCAAGATGCCGCCCAACCCGCGCTCGCTGGTGCTCGATGCCGGCTTCTACACCAACATGCTCGCCGACGACATCGTGGCCAAGAGTTTCAACCTGAACCTCAACGCCCCGGCCGTCACCGAAGGTATGGTCAAGCGAATCGCCGGATTCAACCTCCACGAGACGACCCTCATCCCGTCGGATCACGCGGAAAAGCTCGTCGGCTTCGCGGCCCACTCCAGCGCCGTCGCGGTGGCCATGCGCTACCTGCAACCGGTGGCTGAATACCAGCAGTCCGGCGCCGTCACCGATCCGACCACAGGTATGACCTTCGGATACCTGCGCTTCACCGACACCCGCGCCAACAAGGTTTTCGTCACCCTCGAATGCCTCTACGGCTTCTCGGCGGCGAAAACCGACGCCCTCAAGCGCATCGTCAAACCATAAGCCTCCTTGGGTTCGATTGGCACCCTCTCTCGGGAAACCGGGAGGGGGTGTTTTGCTTATACCGATTGACACCATGTGCAAGGCATGAACGTGCTCCAACGCGAAGCCGCCGAGGCATTCGTTGAAATCCTGCGAGACGCTGGCGTGCTGGTGACCATCGGCGGGAAAGAGTATCAGGCGATGGTTTCGCCAAGCGGACTGGCCGTCGATCTTGAGGAGGGCGGATTCACCCAGGACGGTGCGCTCACGGTGAAGCTGCTCGTGGCACACCTGCCGACACTGCTTCCCGCCCACAACGACACGATCCTCATCGGTGGCGACCGATACAAGATTGAGGAGATCATCCGCAAACCCGGCTCCGGAATCATCGAATACAGGGTGGCCCGCCGCTGAAAATCACCACCATGAACCAAGCCATCGAAGATTACCTGGCCGGCCTGTTCACCTCGGCGCAGATCGTTCCAGCGCCCGAGGTTTTCACCGGGACCTCCTCCGACATCCGCACGCCCGAATCCCACGCGATTCTTGTGCTGGCAGACTCGATTGAAAACGTGGTCGGCCCGCTGCACCGGGCGACGGTGAAGATCCTTGTTTCGTCACCCACCGACGACCGGACACAACACGCCGCGCTCGCCCATGCGGTGAAGGGCATCATGGAAAGCGCGCTGCCTGCTGCCAACGGATTCCATGTCGGTGGATTCCGCACGAAGGCCAACGCAACAGCGGTCACCGACGACGACCGGTGGCTGACCACCATCGAAGGGATTCTCGGGGTGGACTGGACGCCGGTTGACACCGCGCCGTAGGCGTCATGCCCGCCACTTTCGGAGTCACCAACCTGCACGGACTCGCGCCCGCCACCGGCCATGCCCAGGAGGCATCCGCTGATGCGTCCATCGAAGTGGCCACCTTGCGCGACTCCCTTGGTGTGACCGTGGTGGCGAAGCCGAAAAAACTCATCACCCGCAGCATCACGCTGTCCGGCAAGGGCACCGTGAATTTCGGCGATGTCGCCGCTGGGGCGATCACCAAGGGCGCGTCTTTCGTGACCTCGGTCAAGGTGACCGAAAGCAATGACGACTTCCCGTCCTTCGAAATTCAAGCCGTCGCGTACGACGACATCTAACCACTTCCATGCCAGCCGCGTTCAACGAAATCGGAGTCAAGTGCGTCACAGCCGCCCTGGTGGAGAGCGTGGACGTGCAGAAGCAGCTTGAGCACAAGATCATCAAGAAGAACGACGGCGCGTTCGAGACGGGCAACCGTTATGACCCGTCCTTCAGCTTCACGATCAAGGGCCGGGGTGTAGCCGACGAAGCTCTCCTTGGCGGAGCATCCGCCGCCTATGTCCCCGAACAGATCACGGGCGGCACCACCATCATCACCTCCGTCAAGAACTCCCAGACCAACGAGGACTACAACTCGTTTGAAGTGTCCGGAGTGAACCACCCCGCCGCAAGCGCGGCATGACCAGATCACCCACGAAATCACCCATGAAAGAAGGAATCACCATCAGCGTCGTGCGCGATCACGACACGAAACCCACCGAGAGCCGCAACACACGCCTGGTTGCGGCGGCGCTCGCCAGCGGCGGCATGTTCGCCACCGAAGCCGCATTTTCCGACACGGTCGAACAGACACCCAACGGTGCGAAGCGCACGGTCACCTGGTTGATGGACGGCGCGGCAAAACTTCGCTTCGAACCCATCGAGGGCGCGGAAAGCATCACCTTCGACGAGTTCCGCAAGCGATATGAGTCGCTCGAATGGTGCGAGGCCAACGCCAATCACCCCATCGCCTACCTGCGAGCGATGAACGACCAGCACAACCGTCTGCTCGATAAGGTGAAAACCATGCGCCCGATGCTTCTCATCCGCAAAGGCAAGCGCATCGCCATCGTGCCGAGCGGATCCGACGAGGCGAGCAAGGCCCGGCGCGACCAAATCCTAGCCGAATTCTGAAATCCATGAACGACCGCGAACACAACCTTGCCCTTGGCATGATCGACAACGGAGAACGCCAGATCGGCGGCATCAAGCTGCGTCCGTTCTCATTCGGCTCGATGCAACTGGCCTATCTCTTCAAGCTCACCACGTTCACACGGCAGAAGGATGATCCACCGCTGGAGTTGGATGACGTGGAGGAAAGCCGCCAGATCATGACGTTTGCCTGGATGCAGTCCGCCGATGAGGATGAGATTTCGGATGCGATCAAGAACGACACTGTGGATCGGTGTGTTCTCAAGTTCTCGTTCGGCGTCACTTTCGACATGCTTCCCGCGCTGATGGACGAGATCAACCGAATCGGTGAAATGGTCGCCGCCTCCAGCGTTCGCGTCGAAAGCAAGTATCCGTCTGCTGACGACGAAGCGCCGGGAAAGTCCTGAACCCCGGCTGGCTGGCGGCGGCAGTCTATACCATCGCCAAGGACACCGGCTGGAACGAGGACTTCATCATCTGGAAACTCCCGATGGCGCGTGCCCTTCAGTATTATCACTGTGCCTTGCAGGCGGCGAATCTCTGGACGCTTGAGCCGCCGACCGAGGAATCGATCCAGGCACTTGCACCCGACGATCTGATCGGACTCATCGACCGCATGGTTGACGATGGTGACGAGGACGATGGGTGATGAGGTGAAATTCGATCTTCATGTGGAAGAGTTCCAGCGGGCTGCCGACCGCCTCGCGGCGTATTCGAAGCGCGACGGCGAGACGTTCATGAAAGAACAGATCCGCGGCTTCATCCGGCACTTGCTCGATTTCACGCCGCCGAGCCGTGGCAGCACACGCGGGGTGAAGGCAAAGAAGCTCGGCGAGCAGGCGATTGTGGGCGACATCCGCGCCGTGTTTCGCGGCGTATCCGACCCGAAACGGGCGGATGTGGACTCCTTGGCGCAAATGCGCTCGGTGCTCAAGTCGCGCCGGAAGAGTGGCAGCATGCGCGTTGCCAAGGGAGGCACCAAGCTGAAGGCCCCGCGCGCGTTGATCGCGGAACTCATCAAGGCGAAGAAGGCGCGGGTTGGTTATCTCGCGTCGGCCTGGGCGACGGCGGCGCGAAGCGTTGGAAAAATCCGCGTGCCCGCATGGGTGTCGCGCCAAGCCGCGCCAGGCAGCACCGACATTCAGGTGAAGGAGGGCGAGATCAGCGCGTCGATCACCAACGCGGTGGAGTGGTCTTCCAAGGTCAACGGCCTGCGGGCACGGGTGAATGCCGCGCTTCGGGTCCAGACCCGCGCCATGGAAAAGCGGCTGCTCTACTTCTTCTCCAACGTGAAGGGGAAGTCCGGCTTCGATTGACATGCCACCCGTGTCCGAATGGCCAAGCTCACCGCATTGCTGACCCTCAACACGGCTGGTTTCCAGTCGGCGTTGAAAAGCGCCAAGTCGGCGACGGGTGGTCTCAAGAACTCGATGGCCGGCATGTCGTCGGGTGCGTCAAAGGGATTCGCGTCGATGGGCAGTGCCATGAAATCCGTGGCGAAGGGAACGGCGGTCGTCGCCGCTGCCGTGGCCGCTGCGGGTGCTGCGGTTGGCGCTCTCACCTACAAGCTGATCCTGTCGGGTGAAGCAGCGAACTCCGCCGACGCCCGCGTCCGCAACATCGCCAAGTCGATGGGCCTGTTCGGCGACCAGTCGGACGCAGTGGCCGAGAGACTCAACAACCTCGCGGACAAAATCGAGTTGCAAACCGGGATAGACGGCAATGCGATCCAGATGACCCAGGCGAAACTTCTCACTTTCAAGGAACTCGCCAACACCGCCGACGAGCTGGGCGGCAACTTTGACCGGGCCACCCAAGCGGCTGTGGATATGGCGGCGGCTGGATTCGGGACCGCCGAACAGAACGCCGTGCAACTCGGCAAGTCGCTGAACGATCCGATCACCGGGCTGGCGGCCTTGAGGCGATCCGGTATCACCTTCACCGAAGCGGAAAAGGCGAAGATCAAGACCCTGGTCGAGTCGAACCGGATGCACGAGGCGCAGGCGGAGGTGCTCGCCGCCATCGAGCAGCAGGTCGGTGGCACGGCGGCGGCGACTGCGGATGCGACCGTCCAGATCAAGGCGGCGCTGAATCAGGGATTCGAGGAAGTCGGCAAGCCACTGGCGGAAGCACTTGCCTCGCTCACGCCGCAGTTCCTCGAATTTGTGGAAATGGCAAAACCGAAGCTGGCCGAAGCCGGCCAATTCCTGGTGGCGATCTTCCGCAGCGGCGAGGCGCTCAACCTCGTTTGGTCGTCGCTCAAACTCGCGTTCGCCCAAAGCGTGAATTTCCTGTGGGCCACCTTGCGGGCGACCATCGCCGCCACCGGCCAATACATCGTCGAGTATTTCAAGACGGCGGTCACCTACTTCGAAATTCTCACCACTTCCGAGTTCTGGAGCGGGATGGGCAACGCCATCATCGGGATTTTCTTGTCCGCGATCAGCTTCCTTCAAAAAGGGTTCGCGGAGATCATCGAAATCGCCCGTCCACTCGCTGAGTTGTTCGGCAAGGACGCAGCTCTCGACGGCATTCAGAAGACGATCCGTGAGAGTGCCTCGATCCTCGACGAAGATGCTGCGGCACGGTTCTCGAAGGCGGGCGACCTGTTGGAACCTGCCGCGCAGAAGATTGCCGCGCGATTGGCTGAGGCCGGGGAGAACATTCGCAATCGGTTCAGTGAGACCTTCGCCAACACCGCAGAGGCCATCGACACGACCGGCATGAAGCGTGAGTTCGGCGAGACCGTGGAGCGGATCAAGGCGGCGATTCCCCCGGCCAAGCAGGGCAAACAGATCGGCGTGGCACCGGCAGCCGAGAAGCCGAAAGGCCCGGTAGCCGTTGCCGGTGGTGGCAGCGCGGCTCTCGGTGGCTTCGCCCAATCCATGAACATGCTCTTCGGTCGCAGCGCGAATGCCGGGTTGCTGGAGGAAAACAAGCGGCAGACCGACTGGCTCAAGAAGATCCACGACAACACCAAGAACAGGGGCACCACCCCGGCACCGGGGGAGGCGGTTTTTGCGTGAGCCATGGCTGAAAACACCATCCTCGAAGGCGCGAGCGGCGGCAGGGACGAAAACATGATTTCGACCTTCGCCGTGTCGTATCACGCCAAGAGCATCGGTGAAGTCACCACGGTCGGGCATGCGCGGTTTCATGGGTTGGTCGAACAGGGACGGACGTGGCAGGCCCTTAACGACGGCACGGACGGGTGGATTGTCACGGTCACCTACAAGGGATATGCCGGTGACGAGGAACCCGATCCCGCGGAAACCGAGCAGTGGAACCTTGGTTTCGATTTCTCCGAGGAACCCATCGAATCGCATCCGAACCTCAAGGCGATCAAGGACACCTACGGCGGGTATTACGAGGAACCGGGCGGCCCGCTCAAGTTTCCGGAGTTCATGCCCAAGGAGGCAAAGGGCAAGGGCGGCCTGGGCGGCAAAGGCAAGACCAAGGCGGGTGACAAGAACCCGATGTTCGGCACCTCGACCTATGCGGTGATGACCGCCCGCGTCACGCGCACCTGGTCGTCGAAGCAGATCCCGAAGAACGCGATCAACGACATCGGCAAGGTCTATTCCAGCATCCCGGGCGCACCGGACTCGATTGCGGAGGTGGATTTCGGCAGCCGCACATGGATGGCGATGCCGCCGAAGATTTCGCAGAACGGTGACGTGTGGCGGATCGAAAACGAATGGTTGTTGTCGCCGCCGAGCGGCTGGGTCGAGGAGGTCTATGAAAAAGCTAGCAAGCAATGACGACGCGTGAACTCAAGGTGCGCAAGGGTGAGAAGGTCCGCGACGCGTGGGAACGCCTCGTGCGGTGGGTTGATTCGCTCAAAATCGTCCCTGACGACGGCATCGACGTGCGCGTCACACCCCACGGGACCATCGTGCGCGTCCGTGACCACCAGATGTTCCGGCATCCGTTCCGAGTGATGGTGAGCGGATCATCGGTGCGTGTCGCGCCCGGGACCGTGAATGATCTCATCCCTGTCATCACCGAGAGCGGACAGAAACGCCGCATCGACAATCGCGACAAGGAGGGCAACCGCGAGAGCGGCAAGGACTATCCGGCGCTCAAGTTGGACCCGAAGAAGGCATCCAAGGACGGCCGGATTTACATCTCGCTCAAGGTGAAGCAGTCGGTGAGCGGCGGGATTTCCGGCGTGAAGGAAAACAAGGCCGGCGAGCAGGTGAGTGAGAACGTCGAAATCGTTCAGACCGACTCGGCCAAGGGACCGCTCGACGGCTACGGCTACTATCCGCTCGCCTTCCTGCGGGCATCCAGTGATGGCAGTTCGATTGAAGAGGTGTTTCAGATCGTCCACCACAACATCCGCTATGAGTTTCAGGAACGCCGTCCGAGTGAAGCCGATCTCAAGAAAGACCCGAACGCGAAAGCCGTCGGTCGCCACCTGTTCATCCCAACATGAAGCGCAAGGTCCCCATCATCAGCCACAGGACGTGGAACGCCATGATCGACGAGGTGTCGCGGCGGCTTCCGCTGAGGTTCGTTAGAACGTCGCGGCGTTGGGTGCATCCGTGGACCATCATGCCGGAATGGAGCGACACGGCCGAGCGATGGGTGTTCCGCATCCGCCCCGGCTTCGTCAACGGGGTTGAACCGGAAATCTCCACGCTGGCCAAGCTCGCCACCGAGCGCACTCTTTCTCGGATCGAGGAGGAAACCGGATCACGTCCGGAGAAGGATCAACCGGTGGACGCGCTCATCACCGAGTCGCCGCAAATCATTGTCCCCGGCACGCGCATCATCGGCAAGGGGGCGGATGCCGAATCGGTTTCGGTTTCGATGTCAGGAAACATCGCCGTCGAGTTCGAAGCCGTGCCCGAGTTCTTCATCCAGTTCGGCGTGACTGATGAAAAGGTCGTGTTCCAAGGCAACCTCAATTCCGGCATCCAAGAGGTCCAATACGAATCGGCCAGCGATCCGCCTCTGCTGCGCGCCTGCGACGTAGTGCTCTACCTCGACCGGCCTGCGGCCAAGTTCGATGTGATCCAAGGGAATCCGTTCATCGACAGCTTCAGTGCGCTGCTAGTCATCAACTACGGGAGATCCACGGCGGCACGGGAACGCCCCCGGCTGGATGTGACATCGAAATACAAGCCCATCGTGGAGGTCGATATGGGCAACCTGCTGGAAGGAACCCCCGATCCCGAGTTCGACGCGATCAAGATCGCAACGATCTATTTCCTCTCGCCGCCCAAGTTTTCGCCGGACATGCCGATGGATGACACCTGGACCGCGTTCGTGAAGCACGACCAGTTCTGGAACTTGTGCCACGCACCACAGCGCATCCCTGATCCGACACCCATTGATCCGATCCGCCTGCGAACCGGTCTTCTTGGCGGTATCGCGGATTCGATTTTCAGCAGTCTGCTCGCTCCGAACAACGACGCGTTCAACGAAGCGTTGCAAGTGCTGCGCAACCGCAATCTGGCAGGGAGGTTCTGGTCGTTATGAGTGATGAAACCAAAGACGGCTTCGGGCTGAACAAAGAAGAGCGCCTGCTTGCAAAGCGCCTCGGCAAGGAAGAGGAGGAAGCCGAGCAGGCCGCTGGGCTGGAACTGCCGTTTCCCTACGTTATGACGAAATTTGACGCGGAGTATTTTGAGCTTTGAGTCGGCACCCCATCTATGCTTAAAATTGCGAAGATCCCGCGCCATAAAGGTGCCTGTTTCATGAAACAGGATGTGAATTTCGTGTTGTCCCCTAAACCCTATCGGAGGCATCCTAGCGACATGGATAAAGCGGAATTTAAAAACCATCTCCTTTCGGCCTATCAATCTGGGCAACTAGTTACTGCGAAGCACGACCCAGATCTTCTTCACATCACATGGGACACACCTCGCTCGGTTTTATCCTACGAACTAGCTCACAACCTTGAGGACTTCATTCTCAACGGTGATTTTGAGGTGAATGAATACGAAAACCTGAAATTCCCCAACTCACCGAAGTATTGGGAAATCACACCAGCCCCCAATTCCACATTCACTGTTCCAGGGTCAGGAGTTCAGGCATTCCATCCATACCCATCTACAGCCCATGATCGATTGGTCGTTGTTTCAGGAAATAGACAGGGACTGCACATGTTTGCTGAGAACAGTTCGACGATTCAGAGCAATTGTTCGTCAGGAAGTCTGACGTTTATCAAGCATCTCTGATGTTGGCTTGGCTCCAAGCGCTGTTGTCGAGTGGTGAGGGCGTTCTTATTGGAAAGGATTTAGAGTTGTGAGTTGACGCGGCGGGCATGGGCAGGACATCCCATGCAGGCCACCGTCTATGCCAATCTCACCACTCGCAGGCTGACCACCACGCTTGGCGGCAGCGCGATTTCATTCCCTGCTTTCGTGCAGGGTGACAAGGTGCGCATCGGCCTGCGGTTTGCGGAATCGCTCGAAGGCTCGCCCATCGAGATTCAAAAGACCGTCACCCACATTCGCGCCTCCATTGG